TAATGAATTTGCTACAAAAAAGATAAAAGCAATATCTGATAATGATTATCTAATGAAAATCCAGTCACTTGATTTAAGAGAACCTAGTATGGAATATACTAATGATGTTCAATTTGTAAGAGCGATGCATAAATGTATTGACTATATAAACTTTACTCAACCTATGGACAAAAGAGTACCATTTGAAATGATTATAGGTCAAGCGGCATTAGAGTCAGGTTGGGGTACAAGTAGATTTGCTAAAGACGCAAAAAATTTATTTGGTATTAGAACTTTTAGTAAAGATACTCCACACTTAATGCCACAAGGTATTACAAAATGGCCAGGTTGGGGAGTAAGAATTTTTCCAAGTAAATGTGCTAGTGTTGTTGAGTATGTAAGATTACTAAATGAACACACAGCATATAAAGAATTTAGAGCATTAAGAGAAAAAACAAAAGACCCTATTCAATTAATTAAAACTTTAGATAAATTTTCTACAACACCTGATTACGACAAAAGAGTAATTAGAATAATTAAGAAGATTAGAAAATTAGAAGATACCTACGCTTCGGACAAATCAATTAACTAAATATTAAAATGTTTTTAACATTATTAACTTTTCTATCTGCGATTAGTATATCTGTAATCGCTGCTGGTTATTCAATCATTGGACTAGCAACATTGTTCGCTGGTTCTGCTGTGGCTATTATTGCGATGGGTTCAGCATTAGAAGTTGGTAAACTTGTTGCGGCTAGTTGGTTATATCATAACTGGCGCAGTAATATACCTAGATTATTAAAAGCATATCTATTTACAGCAATTATAGTTTTAATATTCATAACATCAATGGGTATCTTTGGTTTCTTATCAAAGGCACACCTAGATCAAGTTAAACCACAATCAAGTAATAATATAAAAATAGAACTATTAGATAAACAAATCAATCAACAAAATTTAATCATAGAGAGAGCAGAGAAACAAATTACTCTTTTAGATAAAGCATTAGAAGTTTATATTGATAAAGAATATGTAAGTAGAGGATTGAAAGAACGTAAGAAACAAGAAGAAGAACGAAATGCATTAAATACAGCTATCAATGAAGCAAGTGATGAGATCGCTAAATTGACACTACAAAAATCAGAAATAGAATTAACGCAAGATAAAATAGAGGCAGAAGTAGGACCTATTAAATATGTGGCAGAACTTATCTATGGTGAACAAGCAAAAGATAATTTTGACAAGGCTGTTAGAATTGTAATATTAATATTAATATTTGTATTTGACCCATTAGCAGTATTATTACTAATCGCTGCCAATATATCACTTAATCAATGGCGACAAAAGAGATCAATAAAAAAGAGTGAAGATAGAGCTAATTTAGAAAAACAATTAGAACGAACTAAACAAAAAGCAGATAGATTTAAACAAAAAAGTAGAGACTATAAAAAATTAGTGACACAGTTCGGTGACTTTAAAGATATGTCACCAGATGAAATTAAAGTGAAATTAGACCAAATCTATGACTGGAACGATAAAAATAATTAACATATTATTAGTATTAATTGTGTTATTGATTCTTACAGGTTGCATGAAAACGACCTGTGTGGGACCTAATAAATGTGACAAAGAAGTTGACTGGAATAACCCTGGTTTTTCTTTGTTTAGAACGATAATTACAAATGGAACAAATCTTGGTAATTAGGGTTGACAATCGCCTAAAACTATGGTATATTATATAAGATGGAGGATATATGATAACAAAAGCAGATATAGAAAGACTTAATGCTTTCAAATTACCACATTTAACAATAAGTCAAATTAGAAGAATTACAAATGCTGAGAGAGCATGTAAAGATGTTCAGTCTGATTGGGGTAAAGCTTATTGGTTTAATGTGTTTAAAAAACTATGTGAAAAGTATGGCGTAATGAATTACTTTAGAAAGACGATACACTAATGAATAAATTTATTGATCCTAAAAATCCACACACTGTTGGTAAAAGTTTATTAAATTTAGGAAACCACGTATTAGTGGTTCTCTTTGTATTGACAATATTATTTGTAGTGAAAGCGAGTTATAGTTAATGAATATATTTTATTTAGATAAAGACCCTGTAAAGGCAGCAGAATATTCGTGTGATAAACACGTAGTAAAAATGATTTTAGAATCTGCTCAAATGTTATGTACTGCACATAGAGTACAAGACGGTGAAAAAGTTATCGGTCACTCTGCGACAGGTAGAAAGAGAACTACATATAAACACCCTAATCCAAATATGGATGCTATACTTTATGGCGCTGGTTGGTTAAAACACCCTAGTTGTATATGGGTTATGGATAGTGCATATAATTATATGTGATTGTATAAACATATGATGGCTCTTGGTGTTGAATACACAAAAAGATATGGTAAAAAACATTTAACAATTACAAAGTTAGAAGACATATTAAGAAATCCACCAAAGAACGCAAACTTAAATAAGATAGGTACAGACGCTACGCCTGCGATGCCAGATGAGTGTAAGATACCTGGCGATGTAGTTGGTAGTTATCGTAAATATTACATTATGAAAAAAGCTAGATTTGCTACTTGGAAAAATAGAGTACCACCAAAATGGTTTGCTGAAGGATTAGAAAATGGAATATGAAGAAATTGAAAAATTGTCTTTAGAAGAATCTAAAAGACAAAAAAAAGAGAGAAAAAATAGTGGACTAAATATGTTACGTCCATTTACTTTTGAAGAAAAAAAAATGTTGTGGGATGGATTAAGAGAGGAAAAAAATGAGACACGAACTAATTGAAGCACTAAAGAAACACGCACAAGGTCACATTGAAAAACATAAAGTCAATGTAGAAAACTTATTGAGAAACACTACTGGTATTGCTGAGCATCCAGATGTTGTTGAAACAATAGAAAAAGAATTAAAAATTATAGCTGAATATGATGACGAATTAGAAATGCTAAACAAATATTTTAATTAATGAATAGTATAGTACAAAGAATAGGAAAATGGCATAGTAAAGTTTTTGGCTATGTATCAAAGAAAGCAAAGAAGTCTAAAGTTTGGGCAATTGCATTAACTGTTTTAGTTATCTATGAACTTATAGAACATATTGTATATCCTATACTAGTGCCGTGGTTAGTTTATTTAAATTGGTTTGCTAACTAATGCCAACATATACTTTTTACAACAAAAGAACTAAAAAAGAATTTACTGATATGATGAGTATCAGTGAAATGGAAGAATATTTAAGTAAAAATAAACACGTTTCACAGGTCATCAAAGGAATAAATATTGTAGCAAGTACAGGTGAACGAACAGGCAAAACAGATGCAGGTTGGAAAGAAAATTTAAGTAGAATAGCAGAGGCACACCCTCGTAGTAATCTTGCTAAAAGATATGGTAAAAAAACTATCAAACAAAGAACGACCGAACAAGCAATCACAAAAAATAGAAAAAGAATAGCAGGTAAAAAATAATGGCAAAAGATATACCAGATTATATGCGTGGTTTTGACCTTGACGAAGATTGGGGTATGACGCCAGTATCTTCAGCACCTACAGTAAAATCAGAACCCACAATAGATAAAAAAGATATAGAAAATTTAGGACAACAAACTAATTTAGAAATCTCAAAAGTAAAAACAGATGTATCATCAATTAAGTCCATGATGAATGAGATAATGCAAATAGTTGCAGAAAAAGATACTATCACAAAAGAAGTACAAAACGCTGACACTACAAAAAGATTTAAAGAAATTGAAAAAATTATATTACCATTTTTGTATAACCTACAAAAAACTGATGAGCCATATATTCATTGGCCTAATAGAGGTCCAATCATAAAGGCTCAAATAGAGAAGTTACTAAAACTAACAAGAGGATAATATATGAACTATAAAGAATATCACAAAGACCTTAAAAGACAAGTCAATCTAGCAGAGGCAACTCGTAAGAACGATAGATCGGAAAAGACCTGGAATGATGTTCGTACTCTTAAAAAGTTGAAACTTAAAGCAAAGGATAAATTAAATGAAACTAAGCAATAATTTTTCCCTAAAAGAAATGGTTGCGTCACAAACAGCCGAAAGAAAAGGGATTAATAATAACCCAAGCGAAGATCATATGAATAATTTACAATTATTATGTGAGAAAGTGCTACAACCTGTGAGAGATCACTTTGGTAAAGTAGTATCTGTTAGCTCGGGTTACAGATCAGAAGAATTATGCGAGGCGATTGGATCATCAAAAACTTCACAGCATGCTAAAGGTCAAGCCGCAGATTTTGAAATCTTCGGTGTATCTAACCAAGAACTAGTTATTTGGATAGATAAAAATTTAGATTACGACCAAATGATTTTGGAGTTTTGGAAAGGTCCAGATGAGCCAAATTCTGGTTGGGTGCACTGCTCTTATAAGAAAGAGGGTAATAGAAAACAATTATTACGAGCTTATAAGAAAGACGGAAGAACAGTTTACGAAGAATACAAATACTGAACTCCCAACGAGCTTAATAATATGTTAATGAAGTACAGGTCAGTCTGACCCTTGACAGATTGCCTATAATATGATATACTATACGAATAAAATATGAAGGTGAATATAATATGAAAAAATTTAATTTTATTGATTTAGACAAATCAAAACTTCCAGTCACAAAAGGTAAAAAAGTTGATGGATTTCGTTTCTACGATATAGACGGAAAAGCATATCCATCTGTGACTAGTGTATTAGGTATCAAAAAGAAAGCAGAACTACAAGGTTGGCGTGAAAAGATTGGTGAAGATGTTGCCAATTGGGAAATGGGTAGAGCCGCAAGACGTGGTAAAGCAACTCACTTATTAGTTGAAGAATATTTAAAGGGTAAAACACCAAGTGAAAGAGGTGTATTGCCATTAGGTTTATTTAAACTATTAAGACCATACATTGACCAAATAGATAACATACATTTATTAGAGACAATAATGTATAGTCCAAAATTAACTATCGCTGGTCAAGTTGACTGTGTGGCAGAATATAATGGTAAATTATCTGTAATTGATTTTAAAACTGCGAATAAAGAACGACAAGAAAGCTGGATTGATAACTATTTCTTACAAACAACAGCATATGCTCAAATGTACGAGGAGACTTTCGGTAAGAGCATAGATCAAATCGTTATCTTACTTGCTTCTGAAGATGGCTCGGTACAAAACTTTATCAAAGAAAAGAAGGATTATATGCAACCTTTGATGAAATCTATTGACGAGTTTTATAAATATTATTCAGAGCAAAACAAAGATAAAATCAAGCAAGACTAAAGCCCACATTTTATCCATAGAAAGGGCTTATGAAAAAACTAATTTCAACAATCATAATCAGTCTGTTTATGGCTGTAAACGCATATTCTAATGATTATCAATTAGAAAACATACCTGGTATTTGGTGGGAAAAAGTACCAACACTTTGTTTACCAAACGAAATACTATGGGAATATGCAAATGAAAAAGGTATGCAACCTTTAAACGTTAGTTATGGAAGAGCAGGTGCAAAACCTGATGGTGAAATTGTATATATTGTAACTTACTGGGTAGGTATTGAAACAAATGAAACAATGGCTAGTGTACAAGTGCCAGAGGGTGATTACAGCTGTGTGTTATTTAGAACTTTTGATACACAATTAAACCCAGGATTTAATTTTGATAGGTTAGACATATAAGACTTGACAAAAAATGGTAAGTGTGGTATATTATAATAGTCAATTGACAAAGGGGTAGTGATGGGAGACTGGATCTGCCCCACCAAAAAGGAGGAGTGAATGACAAGTGTAGATGAAAAAGATAATGATAAGACTTTTGAGAATGAATCAACAAGAGATACCAGTCCAATGGTTAGAATCTCAATCAACGAATATAACGATTTAAGAGACCAAGCAAAAGAGGCGAGTAAGTATATTACTGATCCTAGTCTTATTGCTATCATAGATAAGATAGAAGAACTAACAAGAGCATTAAGAAAACATATACATAGAAAATATGAATAGTAAAGAGTTTAGTTTAACTATTGAGGGTGTTGTAAAAGAAAAGAAAATATCTCACATGGATGCAGTTATATGGTATTGTGATGAGAATGGATTAGACACAGGTCAAGTTGGTAGTTTAATTTCTAAATCATTAAAAGAAAAAATAGAAGTAGAGGCTGTTAAATTCAATATGTTAAATACACCTCCAGCTGGTAAACTACCATTGTAATTATGTATGGTGGATTTGATGTATATAAAACTTATCTGGCTGTTAAATTACACTTTACAACAGACACATATGATTATTATAAGTATGGTGGTAAGGTTAACACAAAACTTGATACGTTTACAAAAAGAAAGGACAGATACTTTTTTCATAAGTTAAGTACGAGATATGCAGAAGGTGATATACTTGATTTCTTTGTTGCTAACTTTCTTGCAGATAGCAAGGGATGGATTGGTAATCTGTTACAAAATGATGGTAGAGACGTTTATTTGGATTATAAAAAACGTAAAGAAGCATTTGCCTACCATTTTAAACAAGACTGCGGAAATATTGCTACTGACTTTAGCAAGCGTAGTCTTTCTTTTAATGATGGGTTTTCTTCTACTGGTGGACAGCATCCAAGAGTCTTACGTTTACTTATTCAAAGGAAAATTAGTTACCAGACCACGATCGTGCTTAATCACTTTCTTAACTTTGTTAAAAATTGGGATAAAGAAATTACCGAGAAAGTTGTATGGCCTGAAATCTCACTTAAGGTTACCAGATTAAAACCATTTATTAATTTTAATGCAACAGAATGTAAACTAATTATGAAAGAAGTTTTTATAGATGGCTAAAACAGTATTTTGTATAGGTAACGGTGAAAGTAGATCACAGATAGATTTAATTAGATTAAGACCACACGGAAAGATATATGGTTGTAATGGTTTATATAGAGACTTTAAACCAGATGTATTAGTTTCTGTTGATGGCCCAATGATGCACGAAGTATATCAAAGTGGTTATGATGGTGAGTTGTGGTTAAGAGATTGGAATCCTATTCCAGGTATGACATATAATATGGTTGTGTATGCAAACTTAACACCAAAACAAATAGATGTTGCCAAAAAGAATTTTAAAATATATGAAAACGAAAGAGGTAATAGAGAACACTTTGTATTTCACGGATCAGCAATATCAGGTCAAGTAGGTATAATTAAAAGAATAGAAGGTGGTGAACAAATTGAGAAGAAACAAATAAATCATACTGGTTGTTATGTAAGTTGGGTTGATATTCATAACGATAAAACACACTCACTAAAAGATTTAGATAAAAAAACAAATACAGATAGAGGTTGGGCTTGTGGTGCGTCAAGTGCTTGGGTCGCATTAAATCAAAATAAAGATTTAGAAACTTTATATATGATAGGACACGATTTAAAAAGTAATACAGAACAAATAAACAATATGTACAAGTCAACACAAAACTATGGTAATGAAAAAAATAAACCCATACCACACGTCAATTGGGTTACACAGTGGGAAACATTGTTTAAAGAGTTTCCAAAAGTTAAATTTGTAAAAGTAAATCCAGATGGTATTAGAGGTAACACACCAGTTAGTAGTAACATTGAAGAATGGAATGCTTACGCAAAGAAAAATTTAAGTTATATGACATTTAAGGAATTAAATGAAAGCTTTAACTGCATCTAACATATTACCAGGTAGAGAACAAGTATTATTACCTGTAGACCAATTATTTGATTTACCAAATAGACAAGACGAAGATTATCTAAAATACCTAAAAACTATGTTTGAAGAACTAGATAACAACCCTATGAGGTGGCCTATACTAGTAATTAAAAAAGAACATTATTGGAATAGACTTCCGTGGCGTGGTACAGATGAACAATATGGTGTTGTTACTGGCTCTAATAGATTTTTATACGCAGTAGATCGTGGTTATACACATATTGAGAGTATCATATGTACTGATAGAAGTGACTGGTTTCCATTATGGGAAAGAACGTTTAGAAAAACCAAATGAGGGTTGACAGATTGCCAATAGTGTGATATATTAGAGCTAATATGTTTGATAAAATAGTATATAAAATATTAGACACAATTGTAAAGTTGTGTGAGTGTAT